CTGCTAGGAAATCAAAGATGGCAACAAGACAGGCAATTATCCTAAATTCAGGTTTCTTCGAGGAGTTAAATACCTCCTCAGATAAGCTTGATTTAGCGGGCAATGATACTGATGATCTAAGTGAAGGTTCTAGTAATCAGTACTTCACAAATGCCCGTGCAAGAAGTGCGATTAGCGTCACAGATTCAGGTGGCGATGGATCGCTAGCATATAACTCTGGCACTGGAGTTATTACTTACACAGGACCAAGTGCTACGGACGTAAGGGCTCATTTAAGTGTTGCCTCGGGATCAGGTCTTACCTACAACTCCACAAGTGGTGAATTTGGCACCAGCGCAATTCCGAACAGCCAGCTTGCTAATAGCGGTTTTACTGTTGGCTCTACAGGCATTTCCCTTGGCGGGAGCGCAAATAATATCACCGGTCTTTCTTCGTTAACCGCTTTAGAAATACAAGGCACAAACCTTGTTCGTGTTGGGGTTGCTGGTGCTGTCGGTGGCATCCTTATGGATAGCACCGGAATCCGCTACGAGGGTGCGACGGCTGATAATTTTGAAACACTCGTGCAAGCTATTGACCCAACAGCGGATCGGATTCTGTCGTTTCCCGATGAAAGCGGCACAATTCTATCGACAGCCTCATCTATTGCCAATTCTAATTTGGCAAACAGTACTGTCACTGTCGGCTCTACCTCTATCGCATTGGGGGCCTCAGCAACCACAATCGCTGGTGTAACGAGCCTTACTTCGACCACACTCGAGGGTACGACCACTGTGCGTGTCGGTGCTGCAGACGCTGCCAATGGATTGCTTTTAAACTCTTCGGGGATCACCTTTGAAGGTGCAACTGCAAATGCACATGAGACAACACTTTCTGTTACTGATCCGACAGCTGATAGGTCGATCGTATTCCCAGACGCGGGAGGCACCGTTGTTCTTTTGGGATCGCTGAGCGTAGCTTCTGGATCTGGACTTACTTATAACAACAGTACAGGTGAGTTCGGCACTAGCGCTATTCCAAACGGACAGCTTGCCAATAGTTCAGTAACTGTCGGTTCCACAGCTATTGCTCTTGGTGGTTCTGCGACAACAATCACAGGTCTCACTTCGGTCACAACCACCGGTTTAATTGTAGACGATCAAACCAGTGGTTTGGCTATTCGTGATGCAGGCGATGCCACCAGAATTGCTCGGTTCGACAGTGGAACAATTAGCACAGGGACCACGCGCACATTTACTTTCCCCGATGAAAACGGCACATTACTCACATCAGCATCATCGATCCCTGGTGGGAACTTCATAGATAACACATTTAGAATCAGTGATAATGGTGATAACAGTAAGAAGTTAGCCTTTGAGTGCTCGGGAATTACCGCTTCGACTACGAGGACAATGACAATTCCTGATGCTAACGGGACAATTTCCACCGAAAGCTTCGCTACCGCGATTGCAGTTGCATTAGGATAGAACTATGGCAACCCAAGTACAATTCCGTAGAGGCACAACCTCACAGACATCAGGTTTTACCGGAGCTGTTGGTGAAGTTACAGTCAACACCGATCTCAACACCACCGTTGTTCACGACGGGTCTACTGCAGGCGGTTTTCCTTTATTAAGGTCTGACGGCACAAACATGCAGCTGTCGGCAGGTTCATTAACTAGCTGCGCTTTGAAGTTTGCTGGAGACCCGAACACAGGAATTATTAGCGGTGCTCCTGATCAGATTAGCCTAGTGACCGGTGGAGTTGCTAGACTTACAATAGACTCATCAGGCTCAATTGCTATCCCAGGAAACGTAACGGTTTCGGGTGATCTTACTGTCACCGGGGTTATCAATTCATCAGAAAACCTTGCATTAATCGTGGCTTTAGGCTGATATGGCAAACACTTTTAAAATTGAAACCAAGGCAGACCTTGTCACCACAGCTATTACGAATACCGCAACAAACGTGTTGAGTGCGGGTGCGTCTGCAACACACGTTCTTTTGAGTATCCTGGTTTCGAATAAGACTGGTACTTCTGCAGATGTCGATATTTACTTAGTCACTAACACTGGCGATGATGTTTACTTGATTAGAAATGCACCAGTACCCGGTGGTGGTTCGTTAGAAATTATTTCAGGCTCCAAGATTATCATGGAATCCAGTGATGTTCTTAGAGCACGCGCTGATACTGCATCGACTTTAGATATGTCTGTCAGCTACCTTGAGCAAACCTAAGGAGGTAATCAATAATGCCATTAACTGATATCGATGGTCAGCGGCTTGGTGATAGTGTTGCTGACAAACTTGGTAATAGAAACCTGCTTATTAACGGTGCGATGCAAGTCCGGCAACGCTCGGATTCAACGGGGGTCACAACAAGTGAATATGTGCTCGATAGGTTTCAATTTATTATCAATACAATGGGCACCTTCAGTCTTAGCCAAAGCACTGAGGCGCCCGACGGTTTTTCAAGTTCCTTGAAGGTTGATTGCACAACTGCGGACGCATCACCCGGATCGAGTGATTTTATTTTATTAGGGCAGAAAATTGAAGGACAAAATCTTCAGCATTTAGATTTTGGTTCATCTTCTGCTAAACAATTAACGTATTCGTTCTGGGTCAGATCAGCGAAGACTGGTACTCACGTCTTGGAGTTTTTTCAAGACGGTAATTCTAGGCAAGTCTCCGCCACTTATACAGTTAGCGCAGCTAACACCTGGGAGCATAAAGAGGTCACTATTGATGGGGATACTGCTTCTGCTCTCGCCAACGACACCAGCTCTGAATTGGCTGTCTATCACTGGTTAGGTGGCGGCTCTAACTTTACAAGTGGAACACTAAACACAAGTGGGTTTGCAGCTGTGACTAATGCAAATCGTGCCCCAGGCACTATTAACATCGCTGACAGCACCTCTAACGAATTTTACTTAACCGGGGCACAACTCGAAGTCGGCAACACTGCGACACCGTTTGAGCACAGGAGCTTTGCAGATGAGCTTGCTAGGTGTGAAAGGTACTTTGAAGTAATAACAGGTAGGACCGAATCATTTATGGGGTACTCATTTACTACTGCCCTCGCGAATTGTCCTATTCGATTTAGGACCCCTAAACGAGCTGCCCCTGGCACAATAACTTTAGGCACAGCTGGAAACAGTGCAGGCACTATCGCTTTTCTGACAGCCGCAGGTGCTTATCCTTCGACAGTAGGCAGTCATACTGCCACTGTAGCTACTACTGAAGGTTTCAGATTCCAAGGTACTGGTTACAGTGGCTTGACTGACGATAGAATCTCACCCCTTTACGCTAACACTGAAACAGTTATTGCAAAAGTAGACGCAGAGCTATGACTTACAAGCTTCTCCCAGACACCGTTAACCCTGACGGCAGCACTACCCCTTCTGACTACATTTGGCGGGTCGCTGACAACACCTTCATCCGAATTGATGAGTCAGTTGACGCTTATCAGGAGTACCTTGAGTGGGTCGCTGAAGGCAACACGCCTGAGCCTGCGGATCAACCGGACGCTTGGGAAGCAATTCGCCAAAAACGCGATCAACTTATCCGCGATTCCGACTGGACCATGACCCCAGGAGCCACTGTAGACCAGGCTCAGTGGACTGCTTATCGCCAGGTCCTGCGTGACCTCCCGCAAACATACGAAAATGCGGAGGATGTCGTATGGCCCACTGTTCCTTCTGCATCAGGTCCTAATACAATAGAAGAATAAAGTAGACCTAAACCATGGCATATATCGGCAATACGCTGAAGACAGCTCAGCCTAACTATCAAATTATTGACGATATCAGTGCTAGCTTCAACGGATCAACAACAAGCTTTGCTTTGCAGGTAGGCGGGGCGACTCCCGTACCTTTTCCTATCAGCCAGCAGCATTGTCTGATCTCAGTTGGTGGTGTTATTCAACAGCCTGATCCAACAGGAACGGACGGGTTCTTGTTAAGTGGCAGCAATATTGTTTTCAGCTCTGCTCCATCATCCGGTCAGGACTTCTTCGGTGTCGTGCTTGCTGGTGCTGATTACATCACTGCTGGTCACGCATTCCCTGACGGATCTATATCAGCGCCGTCAATCACCTTCGAAGCTGATCAAGATACTGGATTTTACAGAGCAGGTAGTGGTGATGTCGGGTTGACTTCAAATGGCGTGGCGCGGACGCTCGGACTTTTGGAGACTGCTCAAACATACACAGGTGGTAAAGCAGCAGAAGTTACCACTCTCACAGACGCAACTAATATTGCTACCGACCTGTCATTAAGTAACAACTTTACGGTCACATTGGGTGGTAACAGAACTCTAGACAATCCCACAAACAAAGTTGCTGGACAAAGTGGATCAATCTTTGTCGTCCAAGATTCGACCGGAGGCCGAACTTTGGCTTATGGCAGTGATTGGGATTTTGCCGGCGGGACCGTGCCAGTCCTAAGCACGGGGGCCAATGCAATTGATCGTATAGATTACATTGTGCAAGGATCAAGCGATATTCACGCAGTCTTCACCGCGAACTACAGCTGATGTCACATTTTCACAGCAACACGCTTCTTGGTGCCTCGGGGAACCAAGGGTACGAGATTGAGCGCAGCTTGCGGTTCAACAGTGGCGACAGCGCCCATTTAACTAGAACTCCAAGTAGTGCTAGCAACTCAACAACATTTACTTGGAGTGCGTGGATTAAGGTTGACAGCTCGACAAGTAATCAAACTTTATTTAGTGCAACGAGTAGCGGAACCCTTCAATATGACTTTATTCTTACAAACAATCAACTCAATGTTTACGGCATTGAAACTGTTTTTGTTTACGATAAAAAACTGAGTCGAGTATTTAGAGATCCTTCTGCTTGGTATCATTTAGTCGTTGCTTTTGACACCACTGATTCAACACCAGAAGACCGAATTAAAATCTACGTTAATGGCGAGCGAGAGACTGATTTTGCAACTAATACAAACCCATCAGCAAGCCGCACAACAGGGTTTAACAAGACTGTAGAGCACAGTATTGGCGGCAGAACAAACTATTCGACAGGCCAGTATTCCAACGGCTATCAAACAGAGATCAACTTCATTGATGGCTCGCAGCTTGGCCCAGGAAGTTTTGGCGAAACTGATTCTGCTACTGGAGCGTGGATTCCTAAAAAGTACAGCGGCGCTTACGGCACCAACGGTTTCTATCTGAACTTCTCGGACAACTCAGGCGTTACTGCAACAACGCTCGGCAAAGATAGCAGCGGCAACGGCAACAACTGGACGCCAGTCAATCTCAGCGTGACAGCTGGGACAGGCAACGACAGCCTGGAAGATACGCCGACTAATAACTGGTGTACGTTAAATCCGCTAAACAGGGGTGTCGACAATCCGACTGTTAGCGACGGCAACTTACTTCTCAGCAGCCCCAGCACTGACCATACCGTCGTTGCCACGTTTGGTATTCCTTCTTCTGGTAAGTGGTATTGGGAATATAGCAAAACAGCAGGCGCAAACCTGATGTCAGGCATTATCTATGACCCTGAAGTTGTCATCGGCAGTGGCCTTTCAACATACTTGGGTGGTCAAAACAATGGATATTCTGTTTATGCAGCTAACGGGCAAAAGTACACGGGTGCTATCGGCAACCAAACTTACATGGCGACTCCGCCAACAAGCACAACGATAACTGTAGCTTTTGACGCAGACACCAACGAGCTGTATTTTGGCGCAGATGGCAATTGGGGAGACGGTTCAGGCAACACCAATCAAACTTTTGCCAACGCCGCTGTTGCTTACACCGTTCCAACCGGCAAGACCTACTATCCGGCAATCAGTTTTAACGGCGGCAACGCCTTTGCAAACTTTGGCCAGCGCCCCTTTGATCACACACCGCCAACCGGATACAAGGCGCTAAATGCGGCAAACCTGGCCGTGCCGACGATTAAGGATGGAACGGAATACTTCAACACCGTGTTGTGGACGGGTAACAGCTCGACTCAAGCGATTACAGGCGTCGGCTTCCAGCCTGATTTTGTTTGGGGTAAAGCAAGAAGTGTTGGTTATGCCCACAACTTGTTTGATGCCGTGCGTGGCGCTACGAAATCTTTGGTCAGCAGCAGCACCGCTGCAGAAATAACCTTATCTGGATTGACCTCATTTGATTCAGATGGATTTACGCTAGGCAGCAATCTTGACCTTAACCTCACAACTCATACTTACGTTGCTTGGAACTGGAAAGCGAACGGCAGCGGTTCCGCTAACACTGACGGCACTATCTCAAGCACAGTAAGCGTTAACGCTGAGGCTGGATTTTCGATTGTTAGTTATACGGGATCAGGCGCAAATGCCACTATCGGACACGGCTTGGGGGTCGCACCGAGCATGATGATTGTTAAAAACAGAGACAGAAATGCATCATGGGCGATATACCATGGAAGCCTTGGCGCAACAAAAGTGCTGCAGTTTGATACAAACTCAGCATTTACAGACTCGACCTCTTGGAATAATACCTCTCCAACGTCTTCTGTCTTCACAATAGGCACAGCTAATTCAGTAAATGCGTCTACTGAAGACATAATCGCCTACTGCTTCGCCGAAGTCGAAGGCTACAGCAAGTTTGGCAGCTACACAGGCAATGGGTCCGCCAATGGTCCGTTTGTTGCGTGTGGGTTTAGACCTTCATTTCTGCTAATTAAGAGAAGTAGCGCCGCGGGTAGTTGGTTTTTGTATGACGCGCAAAGGGATACGCATAACAGCGTTGACGACGTTTTGTTCCCAGACTTGAGCAATGCAGAAGCGTCTGATTCAAGCAGTGATGTTGATTTCTTGTCTAATGGCTTCAAGATCAGAACAGTGACATCAGCAGTCAACACATCAGCCGCCACCTACATTTTCATGGCGTTTGCCGAGACGCCTTTCAAGCACGCTAACGCACGCTAAAATTTAACTATGGCTTATTTACTAAACGGTCAACCTCTTGCTGTTGGCAGGCAATTTAAAGATGCAGAAGGTCGCCAGTATCCAGCGAACTGGCTTCAATTAAGCACCATAGCCGATAGAGCTCGTGCTGGGATTACTGAGGTAGCTGACCCTGAATCGTATGACCAGCGTTTTTATTGGGGTGTTAGCAACCCTAAGGCGCTTGAGGATGTCAACGAGGTAGACGAGAACGGCGATGCAGTCTTGGATGCTGACGGCAATCAGGTTGTCAACAAAGGTCTCAAGTCCGTATGGGTAGCGAAACAAAAAGAGATTGCCGCTTCAATGCTTGCGCCAACTGATTGGTACGTCACCCGCAAAGCAGAAGCTGATGTTGCCATTCCTTCAGCAGTAACTACTTATCGCTCCGCTGTACGCACCGTCTGCGGGACACGCGAAAGTGAGATTACTGCTTGCACGACAACTGCTGAACTAGCAGCGTTGTTGACTAATCCTGCAGAGGTTCCGAATGCAGAGGGTGTTCTTGTCGAAAACACTGATCCTTTCATTACTCCTTGGCCAGAGCAAGCCTGACTGAAAGAGTCTTTCGATTACAATTAAAATATCTAGAGACGTAAAACCGTGTACATTGGTCGAGGCGTAGCCAGAGGACAGAATCGAGAAATCGATGATATTTCAAGCTCCTTTAATGGAACTTTAGTTGATTTTAATTTGCGGGTCAGTGGTATTGCGGTCTATCCAGCAAGCACTAATCAACTGTTTGTATCTGTTGGTGGTGTGCTTCAAAACCCCAGCACTGATTACACGGTATCCGGTGATCAGATTACTTTCACCACAGCGCCGACCAATGGCTTGACTTTCTTCGCCATTATGCAGGGCGATGCGGTTGACATCAATACCCCTGCTGATGGTACGGTCACTGAAGCGAAGCTAGCATCAAACTTCACTGGTGCTACCGGTGGCGCAGGTAATCACGTTTTCTTCTTAAATGAGCAAAACGTTGATACCGACTTCACTATTCCTACGAACCGGAATGCAATGAGTGCAGGACCAATTACAATTGATACAGGAATTACGGTTACCATCCCGTCCTCATCTTCATGGGTGGTGGTTTGAGGTAAGTTATGGCAATTTCACTTAATGGTGGCACAGGAGTTATTACAGGCGTCTCAGTTGGCGGCTTACCTGACGGCATTGTCGATACTGACATGCTTGCTGCTGATGCAGTGACAGACGCAAAGCAAAATCTGAGTGGTGTTGCTAAAGCGTGGGTCAATTTTGATGGCACTGCCTCAGACATTACCAGCACAGTAAACGGCTATAACGTTTCTACGATTACCGATGAGGGTACTGGTCAATATACCATAAATTTTACTACTGATTTTGCAAACACTAACTATGCAGTTACGCATGGTGCAAAATACGCAGCCGGTAATGGTTATTTCCATTGGTATCACAACGAGGCTGTGGGTTCTATTGGTATAAGATTTATTTCTTCTGCTGGCTCCTATACAGATTCAGCGCACGTTTCTTGCGTAGTTTTCGGAGATTAACCCATGAGCAAGATCATTTACCAAAACGCAGATGGCGGTGTTTCAGTCGTTCACCCCACTGGTGAGGTGCCGCTTAGTGAGCTGCCTGCAAAGCTTGGGCTGACTGATTACGAGATTGTTGATGACGACGTGATCCCCACGGATCGCACGTTCCGCAATGCCTGGGTTAAGTCTGGGGCGACTGTCAGCGAGGACTTGGCAAAGTGCAAAGAGATTGCTCACGGCACACGCCGTGCCAAGCGTGACGAGGAGTTCAAGCCCCATGACGATGTGATCGCCAAGCAGATTCCTGGTGCAGATACTGACGCAGCAGAAGCATCACGGGCGACAATTCGTACGAAGTACGCGACAATGCAGACAAGCATTGATGCTGCCAGCACTACAGCTGAGATTAAAGTGGCTCTCAACGGAGGTGCAGAATGACACTCAGACTCAACGGAAGCAGCTCAGGCTTTACTGAGATCGATGCACCAGCTGCAGCAGGCAGTAACACGATCACGTTGCCAACCAGCAACGGCAGTGCAAATCAAGTCTTACGAAACGGCAGCACACCTGGCACGCTTGAGTTTGCGGATGGCGGAAAACTTGTTCAATTCAAAAGTGCAGAATATACAACCAGAACTTCTTTTACTACCGCGTTTCCCTTTGATGACACAGTGCCTCAGAATACTGAGGGTACCGAGATTATTACTCTTGCCATAACTCCAACAAGTGCGTCTAACAAACTTGTTATTGAGTTTTTCTTGCCGATGTGGGATGGCGACAGCGCAAGAGTGGGCACTGTTGCATTGTTCCAAGATTCGACGGCTGACGCTTTAGCAGTAGGACAAAATATCAACTCAACTAATACCTATTCAACGCAATTAGGCTTGGTCCATATTATGGACGCAGGCACAACCAATTCAACTACTTTTAAGATTAGAGTTGGGCCAAATGCTGGCACTATGTTCGTTAACAGAAGAAGTGATGCAAATTATTTTGGGGCCACCTCTTTGCACACCACTTTGCGAATCACGGAGGTTGAGGTCTGATGTACGAAAATCACCAAGCTATTTACGCTCTGTACCCGCAAGCCGTCAGAATTGACGAAGGCATCGGTGCATTTGATTCAAACGGAATCTCCATCACTCTCGATGCATCTGCAATTGCGGCAAAAGTTGCTGAACTCGCTATTGAAAAGTCTTGGAACGATCTGAGAACCAAGCGCAATCAGTTGCTTGCCGAGACTGATTATCTTGCTTTGTCTGACGTGACGCTTCCTACAGAGATGGCAGAATTCAGGCAGGCATTGCGAGATCTACCTGCTAACACCAGCGATCCAGCAAACCCCACCTGGCCTGTGAAGCCAAGCTGAATAAATAAAACAACTTATAATAAAACTAACGAGAGGTAACTGATGTCGACGCTCAAGGTAACGAATATCGAATCACCGAGTGGCGGCGGTGTTAATGCCAAGATTACGGACATTAACGGTGGTCAGTTGAGCAATCGCAACCTGATTATCAACGGTGCGATGCAAGTATCGCAGCGCGGCACTAGCCATTCATTTGCTCATGATGGAACAGCAGCTGGTTATACACTCGACAGGATGTCGTTTGTAACCGCAAACCTAGAGTCGTTTGACGGAACAGTTACTCAAAGCACTGACGCTCCTGCAGGGTTCTCAAATAGCTGGAAGTTAACTACAGGAACCGCAGAAGCAGCCATTGACGCTAACGATATTGCCTATGTTCAATTACCTCTCGAAGCGCAAAACCTTCAACTTTTACAGTACGGAGCAGCCTCTGCTCAAACATTTACTCTATCTTTCTATGTAAAGGCGTCAATTACTGGCACTTATGGATGCACTTTTTATCAAGCTGACGCTCTTCGCAACAGGACAGCTACTTATACGATTAATACTGCTGACACTTGGGAATTTAAAACAATAACTTTGACAGGTGATGCTTCGGGAACTATCAATAACGACAACGGTGCTGGTCTCCAAGTTGCTTGGAATTTTGCAACAGGGTCTGATTGGGACTCAACAGATTCAACCTCTTGGGGCGCTTTTGTTAATTCCAGATGGGGCTTTGGTCATGCACAAGATGGCGTAATTACAACAGCCAGTGCAACTTGGCAGATCACTGGCGTTCAGTTAGAAGTCGGTGATGTCGCCACAGCATTTGAGCACAGAAGCTACGGCGATGAGCTTGCTAAATGTCAGCGGTATTATCAGGACGGAACCTATTTCCAGACTGATGGCAATGGCCCTGTGACTGTTCATTTTATTAGAGAAATGCGAGCGGCGCCTGTAATGGCTGTTACTGCCAGCACAGCAATCACAGGCGCAGCGGCAGGGACTGCACATTACACAGGTGCATCTACAGGTAATACGGCAACAGAATTTACAGTATACAATCCTGGCGGCAGCAATGTAATCGGATGCACTTACACTGCTAATGCAGAACTTTAAAAGGAGAGCAGACTAATGACCTACACCTGGAAC